GCTGCTAACTGTTTATTTATAGGTTCAATTTTATTTGTTATTTCTTTAACCCTGCCAGTATATATTATTTTTAATATGCCTGCAATTGCTTTATTGAATAAACCTTCATTTAAGATTTGTTTTTTAGGTTGTTTTGTTTCTTTTAATAAACTTGATAGTTTAGTTTTTTTCATTAGAAGGCTCCTGTTTAAACGTTTTCATATAATATAAATATAGAAAAACAAAAAAGCCGTAAGATTACGGCTTCTTTTTACCAAGATTAGGAGTGGGCAACCTAGGTGTTTTATTATTTTTTTGTGAAGATGCATCTTTTTCTTGTTCTTTTTGTTTAACTAATAAGTTCAAATAGTATCTTCTATTTGAAGATGGCATCTCATATATTTCATCGTGGCTAAATGCTCCACCTGAGTGGTAAGCCAAGTCGAAAACTTCCTTATAAAGCCTACTCTTGAAGTCTTCTGGTAGGCCAAAAAAAGTTGACGTCCATTGGCAAAGATATGGTGGCTTCGTGCCCACACTCTCCACACGAAAATGAAACATCAGTATTGACCCCTGGATTAATATCTAACAAGAAATCTCTTAATGCATAAGAGTCTCTTCCTAATAGTTCTTCTGATACTAATCTTAAAATCTTTTGTCTATTTGTTTCGCCGTTCCAACTAGTTATTACATAACCTAATCTAGTACTAATTTCATTTTCAACACTACTAAGATTATGTTTCTTACTTACTTTAAGATAAGATGATATATCTATCTCATCTTTGTTTGTTAGTAATTTAACTTTAATTGGTACTTTACTTACAGGTAATATAAAATCAAATTCATTGACACCCTTTGTACATTTAGAAAAATCTAATTCCTTAGTTTCTAATTGTGATAAATTATATGAATGATTACTTGTAGCTGAACACGCTGGACATTTTACTTGTGTTTTATATTCACTACCATATAATAATATTCTTCCTGCTATCATTAACCCATTTTTATCACCGAGTAAAAGTGTATCATAATTAATAGGATCAACTATGATTGCTTTTAAAAATTCATCAATAACTATTCCTTTAGTTATTAAATTTTTTGATGTTAAAATGTCTTCGTGTTTAGCAGTAGGTTGTCTTAATCTAATTTTACCTGATGATAAAGGATTATCTTGATCATAAAAAAATCCTTCACTTGGTAAATCTATAGTTTCAACAGGAAACTTTTCTGTTTTTGGTTGTTCGTTCATTGTTAGTGACCTCTTTCTTTTGTAGTTTTAAAAACCGTATTTAAATTTCGTCAGCGCTGTCTTCCATTCTTGAATGTGCTTCACTTCTAGTTTTACCCCAATCTAAACGTGTTTCACCTTCAACATCATCCCAGTATGGGTCTATAAAAATATATGGAATAGGAGAACCTTTTGAGTCAATAAACTCTTGAAACTCTTTTTCTCTTTTATCAGATGAAAAACTTTTAGCGTGCATAACTTTTAATAGGTGGTTAATATCTTTAAAATTTCTTTTTTGGTATCTCCAGTTAAAACTAAAACCTGGTTGAAACATATGAATTGCTGAATAACCTGTCACAAATCTCGGTAAAGTAAGACCTGTATTTTCCCATTCAACCTCATTTAATATTTTTTTTAATCGTATATTCATAATAGTAAAGGGGCCACAAAGACCCCATTAAATTAGAAGTTCAATACTGCGTAATCATAAGTAAGTGTTATTGTTATTTCTGCCGGAGAGTCCATATTTGTCCAGTCTAATGCTCCCCAATCAGCTTTAGAAATAAATGCTCCCTTTAACTTCCACTCTTCAACAATATCACCAACCGGTCCAAGCATATTAAGTGTGACCTCTTGTTTGTAAAAACTTGCATATCCTGCTCTACCAGTAGCTGACTCATATCCTTTTCTAATCCATTCAATAACTGCTTGCGCACCACTTGGATTAATTGGATCATATAAAGTTAAATCAATATCTTGCCATTCACCCTTTCCTAAAAGTTTTCTTTTAGTATTGATGTAGTCGATTGTCACTGGTGAAAAATCAATAGCAGGTCTTTTAGCACTTTTTGTTAAGTATGATGGAATACCACCAATAGTTAAAATATATCTAAACTGTAGTTTAGGTTCAAATTCTTGAAAAGTCATTTCAGTATTTTCTAAAAGTGTTGCCATTCTATTCTCCTATTAAAAGATTATTTTAATATAAATATAGTAAAACATAAAATATTTATACTTTCTTAGTCTCTCTTATTAAATCACGTAATTTTATTTGAGTCTTCTTATTTATATTTTCTTCAACTTTATCATAAAAATGAGGATTGTTCTCTAAATTTTTAAAAGCTATTCTAGCATATTTAAGCCAATCACCTTGTAATAGTGGTTTATCACCTGCATCTTTACTTTTCTCAATTTTTATACCATAATAAAAATCATCATACTTAATATCATTCCAATCAACTTGAAGCTTTTTACCTAATAATCTGACCATATTAGTAGTCAATACTGGTTTTTCAGCATCTGGGTTGTAAGGAGTACTATACCAAGTTTCTCTAAGTTTTTTCATTTAATTCCTTTTAAAATAAAAAGCTCCTATATTAATAATAAATATAGGAGCTATAGTTTTATTGCTTATTTTCTATTATGAAAATGTAGCACCAGTAGGTAAGATATTGAATGTTAGTTCAATAAACTCAGCTGCTCTTGTAGGTTGAATATAAACCGCACCAACTAATGTGTTTCTATCGATAACATCAGGAGTGTTGTTTGTTTCATCCATTACAACTTTGTACGCATAAACACCAGATTTTCTTTGAACTGAGTCCATATAAGGATTTACAATTGCCAAGAATTGTTGTCTGGTTTGATTTGTATTTGGTTCAAATACAATGTACTTAGCAGTTGAAGCAAAGAACTTCTTCAATTCAATTAATAATCTTCTTACATTTACTCTGTCAAGTGCTGAAGCTTTTTGTTGTAGAGTCTTTTGACCCCAAACGCTTGGTCCTTGACCAGGGAATATTGCAATTGGATTTACTCTTCCTTCATATAATGCATCTCTATCTGAATGTGTTAAACGTTTCTTAACATCAATTACATCTGTTAAGCCACCTCTATTTAATCCAGCAGGAGCATACCAAGAAGCTGCTACTCTATCATTGAATGCGATTACACCAGCTAAAACAACTGAAGGTGGAACCCATACATTTTTGTTTCTTTGTGAGTCACTTATTTTAACCCAAGGGAAATAAGTTGCTGCATAATTATTATCTATACCTGCTACTGCATCAATTGTATCTGCTGCAGTATCATCTAAACCAGATGCATCCATTACTAAGAATGTATCTTGTCTTTCATCACATAAGTTTCTTGCGTGTTCAAGAACATAAGGATGAACATTTTGTAATAGACCAGGAATTATCATCATATTCATATCATACTCATCTGGGTTAGCAACTGTATTTATAGCTTTTTGGAAAGCTAATGTTCCAGCACTTGCTCCAGTTGAACAGTTAAATCCAAAAACGTTTGTAGCAGTTATACTTGAGCCAGCTGATATTGCTCTATTAGGAGGAATACCATCCCAACCTTCTTGTAAAACTACAACAAATTTTAGCATTTCTTTTGGTGCAGCTGAACTTGAAAGTGAAGCACTATATAATGATGAACTTACGTGACCATATTTTGTATCTAAATTGAATGATCCAGAAACATTTACAACTACACCATCCATTAACGGCATACAAAATTGTTTATTGTCTGCATATGTTAAATCTATACCCCAGTTATATTTAGAATTGTAAATATCTGCAGCGGGACCTTGTTGACTTATCATACGTATAGGTGGAACTTGTCCGCCTAAAGAACTTGTCACTGGATTATAGTATGCTGAGTGTCCAAACGGAACTACTGTTGCTGGAACACTACCTAAACCATCTGCTGGTTCAATTCTAATATATTTACTTCTGTTTTCATATTCTCCAAATGCTTCAACTCTTCCATCAGCATCTATTGTTTTATATCTATCACCAATCATCTTAAGAACATAATTTTTAGAGTTTGGATCTAATGTACAAGCAGCAAATGTTTCTATTGCTAGTTGTCTTGTATCTGTATCATTAAAATCTCTAACAACTACATTAAATGTTCCATAAGAACCTGAAAGTATAGGTTTAGTAATATTATCTATTGCAATTTTAAATTTCTTATTTACATTTGTACCATCACTTAGCGTAACAAATTTAAATAAGTTATATGGTGCACCACTAATATTTTGTGATTGGATCCAAGGTGAAACTGCTGGTGAATATTCATCATTAGTTTCAAATTTCAAATTACCAACTGAACCTGTCATAGTTGCTAATTGAGAAGATGGAGTATTAGCATATTCTTCAAAAAATTGATAACAATAAAATTCTTTAGAAAGTGTTGTACCATTTTTATTATTAGGATCTGATCCAAATACTTTTAGTATATGGTTTGGCGAACTTTTATCTAGTGAACAAGAAACTTGACCTAACGAAGTTGATACATAAAATCCACTTCCACTTCCAACAACAAATGCAGTACTTGTTGATAAAGCAACATCTGTACTACCTGATGTAGGTGCTAAAATTGCTACAATCGTATGAACTGATTGACTCTGTGCTA